AATATCAACTTGCAAGATGGTTCTTACGAGGAAATAAAAGAAGATAAAGAATAACGCTATGGATTTTGCAGATATGAAGATATACCTTATAAACTCAATAGCTTTTGTAGTATCATTAACTGAGGTTGAGGTATGGTTAAAAATAATACTTCTAATCTGCACAATAGTATATACTATTCAAAAAACTAAGAAATTAAAATGAGTGAGTTAAGCGAAGACAGTAAATTTGAAATAAGTATAAAAACACTTATTGCTATAGGGGTGGGATTATCTACCCTTATAGGAATGTGGTTTGCCTTACAAGCAGATATAGAGGAAGCTAAGAAGCTACCTGAACCAGAAATTAGTAGAACAGAGTATGATTTAAAAGACAAGCTCGTTAGAGAAACTATTATGAATACTGGTAAAAAAGTAGAAGAAAACTCTGATGCGTTAAAGAAAATAGATGATAAGCTATTTGAAATAATAAGTAAATGAAAAAATTAATATTATGTGCGATATGTGTATTGGTTGCGGACTTTGTATATAGTCAAGACGTAACAGTTCTGCAAATAAATGCAGAATGGAACAAAAAGAATAACTACGATTTAAGTGACATCACAGGAGCTACTATAAAGTTTAGTTACTTAAAAGACCAACCTAAAGATATTCAGAATAAAATTATGGCTGTACCTGTAATTGTTATAATGGATAAATCAGGTAGAGTAAAAATGCAATATGTAGCAGATATATCTCTGCAAATAAAAGCTACTCGTTTAGAAATACAAAATACAATAGATAGGATTAACAGACCTAGAAGGGCAAGTACTAACTAATGATAAGAATAAGTAAACATATAAGCTATAAAGAAGCTACTAGAAGTGCTACAGCTCTTAGATTAGGTATAGAAAACATTCCTAATGAATATGAACTACAAAATATGGAGATGGTAGCTAAAAAAGTATTTGAACCATTAAGAGAAGCTGTTAATGCTCCTATTAAAATAAACTCATTTTTTAGATGTGAAGAACTTAATAAAGCTATTGGAGGCAGCAGTAAAAGCCAACATTGTCAAGGACGTGCTATTGATATTGACGATATTTACGGTCACGTTAGTAATGCTTTTATGTATTATTATATTAAAGATAATCTCGACTTTGACCAACTTATTTGGGAGTTTGGTACAGATGATAGCCCTGATTGGGTTCACGTTAGTTATGTAGATGAGGACTCTAACAGAAAGAGATGTTTAAAGGCATACAGAGAAGACGGTAAAACTAAATATATAGATATAACAAATGGGTAAAATATTAAGTAAATTATTTGGAGCAACAGGAACTAATATAGCAGATAAGATTTCTGGCATTATAGACAAACATACTTTTAGTAAAGAAGAGAAAGCTAAATTCGAAAAAGAGATGGAGCAAATTTGGATTGATGCAGAGGCTGATATACAAAAGAATGTTACTGAAAGATGGAAAGTAGATATGGCTTCTGATAGTTGGCTTAGTAAGAATGTTAGACCTTTAGTACTTATCTTTTTAGTTGTATCTACAGTTCTTATGGTATTTATAGATGCAGGAGTTATTGCATTTGAAGTAAAAGCTAATTGGATTGATTTATTACAATTAGTGCTTATAACGGTCATAGGAGCTTATTTTGGGGGTCGTAGTGTAGAGAAATTTAAAAAGTAATGGCTAAAGCAATTATAAGCACATATAAGAGCAAAACAAGAAAGCGTAAAGGTATACACGCAAAAAGTAAAATGAGTGCCTTAAAAAGCTCTAAAAACTATCATAAGAAATACAAGGGTCAGGGTCGCTGAATTCAATAGGTTAATAAATAAATTCAATACCCTTGTGAATTTAATAGGTATTTTTATATCTTTGTGAATTCAATAGGGTGCGAATATCTGTTGATTTTCTTTGTTTTCAATAAAAGGGGTAACTAGCGTTGCCTCTTTTTTTTTGTCTTTTGCCTTGCACATGACATTTTTTATGTATATGTTTGTTACATGGAAAATTTAACAAAGAAATTGGTGCGTATTCAAGGGAGTTTGAAAGCACCTAAAAATCAAAGAAACAATTTCGGTAATTACAATTACAGAAGTTGTGAAGACATTTTAGAGGCAGTTAAACCTTTACTTGCAAAAGAAGGGTTGTTGCTTACAATATCTGATTCTATTGCTCCAGAACCATTATTTGTCAATGCCGTTGCTGAAATTACAGACGGAAAAGACAAATTATCCGTAAGAGCACAGGCAGGAATTAACCTAAATAGAAAAGGTATGGATGTAGCTCAATGTTATGGAGCTTCAAGTAGTTATGCTAGAAAGTACGCTTTAAACGGCTTATTTTTAATTGATGATACCAAAGATGCAGATGCTACTAATAATCACTCTAAGGCATCTCAAAATGCGTCTACAAGCGTGTTAGAGCCAAATAAAGATTGGCTAGAAGACAAGGGTGATAAGTTTAATAAAGCTAAACAGGCTATTAAAGAGAAAGGTTTTACTATCACCGATATTAGAAAAAAATATAAAGTAAGTAAGAAAGTAGAAAAATTATTATTAACCTAAATTAAATTAAAATTATGAATGAAAAAAAGTATGTAGGTAGTGGAAAAAAAGTTGGAAACTACGACTTGGTAAACTTTACAATTAGTGAAGAAAAAACAAGAGACGCTTGGATTGAGTACAATGGTAAGCGTTATTTAAAACTAACTATTGGTAACAAAAAAGAAGTTGACCAATATGGTAAAACACACTCAGTGTGGATTGATGAGTACGTTCCAGAGAACAAAACGGTAGAAGCTCCTTCAGCACCATTACCAACACCAGATTTACCATTTTAATTAACATTCCCCCATTGCTTAATTGTTTTGGGGGATTATTATCTCACATTATGACACAAAGAAAAAACACAAAATACGTTAACATTAATTTAGCATTTATGAACACAAACTTATCGATATCAGAAGCTACGGTATTATCTTATATAGATTCATTGTCAATACAAAGAGGTTATTGTTATGCCTCAAACGAAAGTATTTGTATGGCATTAAACTTAAACGATAGAACTCTTTATAGAATACTTAAAAGCTTAGAAAACAAGAAATACATAAACAGGATAACAAAAAGCTTAGGAAATGACGGCAAAGAGCGTAAGATTTACGTTAGTCCAGATGCCAAGAATGTCAGTTGTATGTAATACATAGTGTAATATATAAATAAATATTACATAGTGTAATATATTACATAGTGTAATATAAAATATACACAAAAAAAATTACTATGCAAGAAAACTTTAGAAAAATTGGAATCGTACCTAAAGGCAAATACTCTCAACAGAAGGTAAAATGCCCAAAATGTAGTCATACTAGGAAAAATAAAAGTGATACATCACTGTCTATTAACCTAGATGATGGCTTATATCACTGCCACCATTGTGGTTGGAACGGTTCTGTAAACCCTAACAACAATATGATAGAACAAAAAATATATACTAAACCCACTACAAACAACCTAAAGAAAATAAATTCAAGTGCCATTAAGTTTCTTAATAGTAGAGGTATAACAAATGAGGTTATTGAAAACAATAAGATTACTACTACTAAAGATGGCAAAAGCGTTGTATTTCCCTATCTTAAAAACAATGAGCTTGTTAATTACAAAACTAGAGGCATAGATAATAAAACGTTTACACAATCAAGAAATGGTCAACCTATAATATTTAACTATGACAGGGTAGTAAATCAAGACTTTGTTATATTATGTGAAGGTGAATTTGATTCATTAAGTTGGGAGGTAGCAGGTTTTACTTGGCATACGTCTGTAAATATGGGAGCTCCTAATGCCAGAGACAAAAACTTAGATAAGAAATTAGAATGTATAACAAATTCTTATGAAGTGTTTGACAATGCAAAGGTGGTTTATTTGTGTACTGACAATGATGAAAACGGCAGGTATTTAGAAGAGGAACTCATAAGAAGGATTGGTGCTGAAAAAATAAGATTAATAGATACAAACCCATATAAAGATGCTAATGAAGTTTTACTTAATGAAGGTATAAAATCTTTACAACATAGATTTAAACACGCTAGAGTGCCAAAAGTAGAGGGTATATTTAGTGTTGAGGATATTTATGATAGTATGTTAGATGGTTATAAGAACGGACAAGAAAGAGGTTCTACTACTCACATAGATTGCATAGATAGGGCATGGACTTGGAGGAATGGAGAAGTAAACATTTGGACTGGTTATCAAAACGAAGGAAAAAGTATGTTTTTAAATCAATTATCAGTTTTAAAGGCGTTTCACGATGGTTGGAAGTTTGCAGTATTTAGTCCAGAGAACATGCCAATAAATGATTTTTTTCATGATCTTATAGAATGTTACATTGGTAAAAGTTCAGACCCTTTTTATCAAAATAATTATATGAGTGAAAAGGAGTTTAAACAAGGCATGGAGTTTATGAAAAAACATTTTTTTATTATATATCCAAAAAAAAGTTATAAATTAGAAGACATATTTGAAAGAGCTAAGTTTTTAGTTAAGACAAAAGGAATACGTTCATTGATTATTGACCCATACAATACTGTACAACACAGGATGCAAAGAGGTGAAAGAGAAGATTTATACATAAGTAGATTTATGAGTGAGCTAAAAAGGTTTGCCGTAGAGAATAAAATATCAGTTCATTTAGTTGCACACCAAGTTACACCACAAAAAGATGACAACGGAAGGTATAGAAAACCAGATGTTAATTCAATAAAAGGTGGTGGTACTTTTGCAGATAAAAGTGATAATGTACTTTTTGTATGGAGACCAAATAGAGCTTTAGATTTTAGTAATACACAAGTTACATTTGGCAGTCAGAAAATAAAGAAACAAAAATTGGTAGGTTATCCTCAAGATATAGAGGGTATAACATATCATAGGAAATCAAACAGATATTATTTTAACAATCAAACGCCCTTTGATGAAGTTGATAATATCAGATGCGAAAACGAGCTAGAGTAGATGCTAACCAAAAAAAGATTGTCTCACAACTTAGAGAGATAGGATGCTCTGTCCTCCATACTCATCAATTAGGCAAAGGTGCACCAGATATTATAGTTGGTTATGCAGGTAACAATTATCTTATAGAAATTAAAGATGGTGACAAACCATTAGCACAACAAAAGCTTACACCAGACGAAATAAAGTTTCAAGCAGAATGGCAAGGTAACTATTATGTTGTGAACTCGTTTAATAAACTTAGAGACATAATATTCAAAGATGAACTCTAAGATACTTGACATATTAGCTAAAAGGCATAATGAATGGCTTAATATGGCAAAGAGCTTTAAATTGGATACCAATGATGCCAATGAGTTAGTTCAAGATATGTATATTAGAATGTATGATTATACAAAAGATGTCAAAAGAATTATGTATAATGAAACTGAAATTAACACATTTTATATATACATTACCTTAAGAAACTTATATTATAGCAAGTTTACAAACTATAACAAGAATAAAAAAATAGTGTTATTTTCAGATATAGACACTGAAAAATTTAATCATATTATAAATCAAATTGCTTTTGATGTTGAAGAATATAATGATAATTACAAAAAAAAAGTTAACTTAGAGGCATTGTACAATAAGATTGATAGCGTAATTGAAGAGTGGTATTGGTACGATAAAAAGCTTACTAAGTTATATTTAAACACTAATATGAGTATGCGAGATATTAGTAAAGAGACTAAGATAAGTTTAAGTTCAATATTTAATACATTAACAAATGCCAAAGAAAAAATTAGAAAAGAAAGCAAAGAAGAGTACAAAAAGTACAAAAGCTAAAGGATTAGGAGATACAGTCGAAAAGGTACTTGAAAAAACAGGAATAGCCAAAGTAGCTAAATGGGTACTTGGTGAAGATTGTGGGTGCAAAGAGCGAAAGGAAAAGCTTAATAAATTATTTCCTTATAAAAAACCAGAATGTTTGACAGAAGATGAATTTAAATATTTAGACAAATATTTTACAGAGTCAAAATCTACTGTACACCCAAAAACACAAGAAAAATTACTTAAAATAGGGAATAGAATATTTCATCAAAAAATGTCAATGACAAGTTGCACTTCTTGTTTTAAGAAAAATTTACATGACCAACTGTACAAGGTTTATAAAGAATACAACAATGAGTGAAGACAAAGGACTGATTAGAAATCGAAAACGAGTAAAACAAGTCATTGATTTTACAGGTGTACAAAATGGTAAATTACACCCTTCTGATATTGATGCTGTTTTAGAGTTCGATAATGAAGTTCTTATTCTTATAGAAGTTAAATATAAATACAACAAGATACCAACAGGTCAAAGATTACTACTTGAAAGGATTTGTGATTCTTGGCACACTAAAAAATCAGCAGTACTTAAAGTAGAGCATGATTTTGATAATGATGATGTAAATATTCCATTAGAAAAATGTAAAGTATCTGGTATATATTACGATAAGCGTTGGACTTACTACAAAGAACCAAAAGAGTTTAAGAAATATATAAATCAGATGGGTGAAAAATGGGATTGCAAAAAGTGTAAATTCTAAGGTACACAATAGGATATAATTGTTATTTATATATGCCACTACTTAAACCTAAAAAATACGAACAAAAAGCTAGTTTTATGGCAAGGTTCATGAACAATGCTAAAATGATTCTTGAATACCCAGACACCAAACAACGTTATGCAGTAGGTATGGATATTTGGAAAAAGAATTTTATGTAATACTTGTTTATATCAGTTCTTTTATTAACTTTGTAAGTGAATAACAAAGAAATATGAGAACAATACTTTACACATTAATTTTATTTACACTATTTAGTTGCAGTGATAATTGTGATTTAAGCACATATCCTTCAGCACCTTTTTATGATGAACCGTATCATGCAGAGTATGGAGACAATTCTGTTAGGTATATTTATTTATGCAGAGATGGTTATAACAATGAGGTTTACAACTATTATATAGAGGGTGGATGTTGGGAGTATTACGTTTCATATCAGTATAACTCAAATTGTAATTAATATGCAAAAAAAAGTGTTAGATGTTTGTTGTGGCACGAAAGGTATGTGGTTTGACAAAAACGACAATAGAGCTTTATTTTTAGATAAAAGAAAAGAAAAACACTTTAATATATATCCAAGTGGCAAAAAACAAATGGAGATTAATCCAGATATTATAGGAGATTTTACAGACATAAAACAACAAGATAATTCTTTTTGGCACATTGTTTTTGACCCACCTCATATTAAAAGAAATAAACTTGGAGAAATAACTAAACGGTATGGAAACTTAGAAGAGGGCTGGGAAGAAATGATTGCAAAAGGATTTAAAGAATGTTTTAGGGTTTTAAAACCTAATGGCACTTTAATTTTTAAATGGTGCGAAGTTCAGTTTCCTATAAAAGATATATTGAAATTAACAGACAAGAAACCTTTATATGGTCATAAATCTGGAAAGAAAATGCAAACTCACTGGGTTTGTTTTATTAAATAAAATGAAAACAATAAAAATATGAAAGAACCAATTATCACACTAGACAATGAGATGCATGATAGACATGAGCTCACACAAAAAGCAATTCAAGATAGCTTTTATTATGGCTACTTGGCAAAAGCTTGTTTATCAAGTAGTGCAATAAGTCAATTACTTAAATCACCATTAGAATACTTAAATCAAATAAACCTACCTACTGAATCAGATGCACTTGCACAAGGTTATTTATTTCACGCTAGTATTTTAGAAGAGGATAAATTTAACGAGTGTCTATTCTTAGACGTTAAGACAAAGGCAAATAAAGAATACAAACTTGCCAAAGAAGAGCGTTGGGATGTCTTTACTGTAAAAGATAGAGACAAAGCGTTAAGGTTAAGAGACAGGTTTTATAATTGCAAACCTGCAAGCGAACTTATAGAGAATAGTGAGTTTGAAGTGCCTATGGTTAATAATTTAATGGGATACCCTTTTAGAGCTAAGGCAGATGTTTTAGGAGAACATCTTATTGATTTAAAGACAACTCAAATTCTATCGGCGTTTAAATACAGTGCCAACAAATATAATTACGATAGTCAATGTTATATTTATTGTAGTTTGTTTAATAAGAGTTATAAAGATTTTAAGTATATTGTCATTGATAAATCACCAACAAATGAAATTGGTATTTTTAATGTCAGTGAAAATTTCTATTTTAGTGGTGAGCAAAAAGTTGAATATGCTATCAAGGTGTATGAAAACTATATTAAGAATGAATTTGATTTAGAAAACTACTTAGTAGAAGACACTTTATAAATGGACAATGAATATTTAGATTACTTAGATTGTTATGAAGACACTCTATTATGTCTAAAAAAAAGAGTAATAACAGAAAACGAAATACCTATATTAATCGAGCAATATGAATTTGAAGAGCACTATGAATGTTGTGGTGCAATACTACACGCTTTAGAGGATTACAAAGCTCAACAAAATTATTTACCATGATTACACCAAAGCAAATAGCAGATAAAATTTCAATATTATCTGGACTTGATGTTTTAAAAGTTACTAGAAAAAGAGAATATGTTGAGGCAAGGTCATTGCTTAACTTTATATTATATAAATATAAAAAGATGCCTTTACACAAAATAGTTAGGTTTTACAGTCAAAACGGTTGGGACATAAATCACGCTACTTTAATATATTCTATTAATACATTTAAGCTACATAAAAAATATAATGATGTATTGGAAATATGGCTTAAACAAGTTATTATAAGAATAGATGAAATGGATAATGCAAGCAAAAAGGAATATATCAAAAGCAAATTAAAAACACTTAGAAGTGTAGATATAGATGAATTAACAATGGTAATAAGTAATATGCCAGAATTAGAATATGAAAAACAAGTATAGAAAACTATTACAAAAGGAAGCACCTAATCTTTATAAGAGTTATGAGGATATTGTTGAAGAGCAGTTTGAACTGTTTGCAAAGAAGCAATTAGATTATGGCATTAGTAATATAAGTACTGGTGCAAACCTAGAAACTAAGGAAGGCAAAGAGTTTGCTTTACATGGTTTATGGTTTAGAATGAACGATAAAATAAGTCGTTGGAAAAATCTAATTATTAAGAATCGTAAAGGTAATAACGAAACTTTGTTAGATACATTTCAAGATTTAGGTAATTACTCTATTATATGCCAACTAATTAATAAAGGTTTATGGAAGGAGTAGACAACGAAAACAAAAAGAAAAAAGACGGAAGAGCAAACAACGGTGCTTTAAAAGGTGTTTACAGAGGTCAAGGAAGACCACCAAAGGCAAGAGAAAAGAAGCTAGGCAACTATGCCTTAGGTGCAATGAAAAAAGTATTTGGTAGTGAAGAGAAAGCTTGGCTTGAACTTGCTAAACAGGCAAAAGATAGTTTCCCTCACATGAGATTACTTTGGGAATACAAGTATGGTAAACCAAAAGAACTTAAAGAACTTAATGTTAAAACAGAAGTAAACATTCCTGTAATTAATTTTGCCGATAAAGAAAAAACTATTGATATTGAATCAGAAGATATAAAAGATGAAGAAACTAAATCTTAATCCTAAATATCAAGCTCTATTTAATTCAGATAGTAGATACTATGTGATTACAGGAGGAAGAGGAAGTGGAAAATCATTTGCTACAAACACATTCTTAGTGTTACTTACTTACGAAAAAGGACATAGAATATTATTTACTCGTTATACAATGACCTCAGCAGGTATGTCTATTATACCTGAGTTTATTGAGAAGTTAGAATTAATGGGAATACTTGACCAGTTCACTGTAACTAAAACAGAAATCATAAACAATTTAACAGGGAGTTCAATATACTTTAGTGGTATTAGAACATCAAGTGGAGACCAAACGGCAAAGCTTAAATCTATTCAGGGTGTTAGTTCGTTTGTTTTAGATGAAGCAGAAGAGCTTACAGACGAAGAGAGTTTTGATAAAATTGATTTTAGTATTAGAGCAAAAGGAGTTAAGAACAGATGTATATTAATTCTAAACCCTACTACAAAAGAGAATTGGATATATCAAAGATTCTTTCAGAATAGAGGAATACCAGACGGATTCAACGGCACAAAAGAAAACATTACTTACATTCATACAACCTACTTAGACAACTTAGACCACTTGTCAGAATCGTTTGTAAAACAGATTGAGGATATGAAAGTGAGAAGACCAGAGAAATATAAGCATCAAATATTAGGAGGTTGGTTGAAACGAGCTGAGGGTGTAATATTTACTGATTGGAATATAGGTAAATTCAATGATGAGATAGATTCAATATTTGGCATGGACGTAGGATTTTCGGTAGATGAGACGGCACTTATTGAAGTTGCAGTGGACAAGAGAAGAAAAATCATTTGGCTTAAAGAACACTATTACAAAGCAGGATTAAGCACCACTCAAATTTATGAATTGAATAGAAGGTATGCAGGAAGTGGCTTAACAGTAATGGATAATTCTGAGCCTCGTTTATTATCTGAAATTAAATCTAAAGGACTAAATGTAATTCCTACAATAAAAAAGAAAGGAAGTATTTTAGCAGGCATCTCTTTAATGCAAGACTATCAGATTATTATTGACAACGATTCTGTAAATCTAATCCGAGAGTTTAATAATTACACTTGGAAACTAAATGGTGCAATACCTATTGATAAATTTAATCACGCAATAGACGCTTCACGATATGCAATTCAGTACCTACTTACTAGGTCTGTACCTCATGGCAATTACTTTATTAGATAATTTTTTTTATATTTATTTGGTCAGTTGGAAATAATTCACTAGATTCGTTAATAATTAATAATAAAACTATGAAAACAAAGAAAGAAATCATTAACAAACACTTTAATCTAAAAAACGATTGGATACAAAAGAGTAACCAAAATCGTATGTTAGAACTATTAAGTAAACAATTTAAAAATAAATAATTATGAGCTGGATAGAAAACGAAACCTTTGACCATTACAGAAAAAGAGTAAATCAAATAGAGAAATCAATTAATCTATTAAGAAGTCACGGCTACACTGTTGTAGATTTAGAGGGCAAAATAATAGAAGAACAAGTAAAACAATAATGGAAGACATCATTGAAGAGTTAGAAGCTGAAATAAAAAGTTTACAATACGACATTGAATGGCAAAACCATTATATGAAATACTTAGAAGACAAGAATTGTGAATTAGATAACGAAGCTACTGTTTACGCTAATTATATGATGAACTCAACAAAAACTTACGAAATATGACACTCAAAGAAAAA